CCCTTCTTTTTGAGGACGTTTTTCAGTTCAGCCATGAGTTTAGCGCGTCGAGCGTTTACGACTGGTCGCCGTTGGGGTGGGGGAGGAGGAGGTGGTGGTGGTGGTGGGGGAATACCCGCACGAACCACAGTTGGAGCAACTATAGTTTGACACACTCTGATAACTCTCTGTGCATTTTTCACACTGTTATCAAAGTTCATCCTAATTTTGGTGCGAAGTTCCCTAGCTGTGAGCTTCACACGTTTACCCTTGACAGTTTTGGTGATCCGAAGACCTTGCTTCTTGGCCTTGTTTTTTAATTCAAGATACTGCATATACTCTTGGTTGATATTATAATATAAAGTTATCATTCTTAATTCTATTAATATGTTGGCTGTTGGTCAAAGCCCAATTTGTTTTCATAACATTGGAAGACGGCGACGAACCTATCGATCGCGAAAAAAACCATGTATGAAGAAGGTTGACAGGCTCGATTGTGCTATACGTCATAGAAGGTGTCCAGGTTGCCCATTCAATGACTTCTTCAAGCCCGTCACTTATGATGGTAGTATCAATATAAAATCAGATCAAGAAAAGTCTTCAGATCACCCGTCTCAATAAGTCTGGCGTATAACATACCTTCTTGACCGAAATAGAGTGGGTTTAGATTCGCCCTATCAAATACATTTTTAAGTTTAATTTTTAATTTGTCTAAATGCATCAATACTTTGGATAATATATCAAAATCTAGGACCTGGACACCCATACGGAATGCGACCTTGTTTACACTATATTCACCCGTATCAGTTTGAACAAGAAATTGTTTTTTTATAAATTCTTCTATTTCGTTTCTTGGGCTAATCCCAATTTGATTTGCAATTTGTGTAATTTCCATTAAATTATCTAAACCCGCTACTAACTTTCTTATAAATTCACGCTTACCTTGTGGGAGTGACATCTTATTGTGTATAAAGATAAAAAACGCACCTAGGGTAAGATGACTGATGTATTTGAATTAAAAATTATGATTAGCAAGGTACTTCTTCCAAGAATTAGAAAACTTGAAGAAGAACTTGCGTCATTACGAAAACATACGTGGCCGTATGTACAGGGGAAAAAAGAATCTCATCAACTTGACGATATCGAGGCGAAGGTGGATTTTCTTAAACATCTCGATGAGGACACAGTAGTTGAATTATTAAGGGCAAAGGTAAAACTTAGTAGAAATAGTGGATTTCTAACTAGAGAATATGATATGATTTCTAATTTACGAAATAATTTTTGTTGAGCTATAGTAAAGATGTTAGGAGACCTCTTCAAAACCTCGGGTGAACCCATGGGTAATAGCCAGTTAGGTTTCACAATTGCATGCTTGCTTTGTTCAGTGATGGGCCTTATGGGTATGATGAAGATACCCGTAAAATCACCACCTATATTAGCAGCTTGTGCTCTTTCAGCATGCTGTTCTTCCAGTCAAACAAGTTCACTTATAAATGACGTACAGAAACGTGTCAAAAAGAGTCAGGAGACTCCAGCTGAGCAATAAAAATCGTTATTTATAGTAGATGATATATTCAAGTGATGAACCTATGCATATTGGGGCTCTCATATGCCTAATCATATGTATACTTATTACAGGTAGTGGCACCACAACCATTTTACAGATGCCCCTAGTACCACAAACTGGGTTGATGGCAGCTTGTTGTTGTTTGTCTTGCATATCTTCAACAACTACTGTCGCGAAAGATCTACAGAAACGTTAAATTAGAAAAAATCATCAGTCCTGTACATATTTACAGTGAATGAACCAGTCTTTCCCATTACGGTGACTGTTTCATTTCCGTATAGCTCTTGGCATCCAATGTCTTCCATACAGTCTCTCGCATTGTGGGAGACTGACACCGGGTAAAGATTTTCACCTCCGGTTGTGGTGTAGTAATTGTAGCGATCACGGCGACCACGTACCTCCTTACCATATAGGGGGAGAGTCTCATCACCATTCGTGATTAAACCCATCTGTTGCATGTGACCAGGCTTGTATTGTTTAATGGGTGGACCCCTAAATTCGGGTTCTTGGGTGTGACCACGACGAGTGGGTACTGGACGCACTGGCACTGGAACAGCTACTTCTACTGGGACCTCGACAACTTGGGGGTTGTAGAACATGTAGCCTACAGCCGCGACAAGTACAATAACAGTCAGTATTAACAAGTTTGTCTTTTGCTTGTTCTTCATATACTATACTTAAGGAAAATGTTTGAGATGAATATATGAAGGATATAATCATTATCGACAATTTCATCAATGATGAGGAACTAGAAGAGGCTCGACAATTCATTGGTGAAGAATCATCATTGAAGGAAGACGTTCGTAAAAAATTTTCATATTTAATTAGATATTGGAAATTCAATCATGGTGATAATTGTTATAAAAAAAATATAGTAGACTTAAGGTCTCCCCCCGCCTTTGTTCCCCCAGGTAGTGGAATGGATGATCTTGTCCCTTCTATAAAAAAATTCATTTTGAAAATGAAAAATAGAATAGACAAATACACTAATACAAATATTAAATTGGAGCGAGTTTATTTAAATCGTCAAATATGTGGTCAAGACGTGACATTACATGTAGATGGTGATAAACCAAATATCTATACACTTTTAATCTATATAGGTGATATTACACCCGAAAATTATGATAAAGCTGGTGGAGACTTAGAATTGAAAACTAAAGAAATTACTAGGATTGAACCGTTCACAAAAAGAGCGGTATTATTCAGAGGGTATATACCACACATGGCTTATGCACCTTTAGTTCCGGACATAACCCGTATTTCAATGGCATTCAAATTTATAGATACTTCAAATGAACTTCCATTTCTTGTAAGTTATAGTTAAGGAAAATCTTTTACATAAAGACATGAAGGTCTTGGCGATCGATATAGGATACCATAATATGGGTCTAGTTCTTGCCGAGTTTGAAGATAGCCCAAAAATTGATGTGAAGTACATGAAAAAGGTAAGTCTCGAGGACTACAAGTATCTACGTTCAAACGATTTTGTTGATCTCGTTCCTTTATTTGTTGAAGATCATCAAGATATATTTGATTCAGCTGATAAAATACTTATAGAGAGACAACCACCCGGGGGTTTCACAAATATTGAGATTCTATTAAATTACATGTTCAAAGATAAGGTTATTTTAATTTCACCTGTGAGCATGCATATGCATTTTGGTATGAGACACTTGGATTATGAAGAGCGAAAAGAGAGAACCGTACTAATAGCTGAAAAATATCTAGATGACGAGATTCCATACGAAAGAAAACATGATATAGCAGATGCTTTTTGTATGATTGTGTATTTTAACTTCAAAGTTACAACTCATATATTCGACAAGTTTAGATATATTAAAGGTACTAATACTTGAATATATAACTATGATAATTGGTTCTTTATCACATGAAGAAGAAATGATTCAATACAAATCAAGACCATCTAATGATATATATTTGTTCAGTAATGTTTTTTCGGAAGATATGTGTAATAAATTAATCGATTATACAAATAAAAATGTGAATACACGTTTAAAATACGGATGTGGGAACAATGTACAAGCATATGAAAAAGAACTAGAAGAAAATGATCCATTTTTTAAACCCATCTCTTCAAAGATTATAGATATTTCTCATTTCATTAAAATGAAATATAATATTCCAGTTGCTGAATATGATAATAAAGGTATAGCAGAAAGTATAAATCTAAGAAAGATAGATGGACCAACGAGAATACATATGGACGGTCCCGGATTTAAAATGAATAATGGAAATATGAATATGGCTGTAAAATATATTCGAAGTGTTTCTTTAATAATCGCATTAAATGGTGATTATGATGGAGGAGAGATTGTATTTCCATGTCAAAATTTCAGAACAAAACTAAAACAAGGTCAAGCTATTGTATTCCCCCCTTATTGGACTCACCCACATTACACAGAAGATCTAAAAAATAACACTTTTAGATACACTATTAATACATGGATAACAGTATAATTTTCTATGTTATATTAAATGCCAACAGCTAAACAACTCCAGAACGCAAAGACAAAATTAAAAAAGACTCCTAAATCCAATGGTAACAAACCTGTTATACCTACAGCAGCTCTTCTTCGTTTAATTGCTGCCGACCCCAGGATTC